GGCACATACGATCTTATTTTGATGGATATTATGATGCCAAACATGGATGGACACCAAGCAACAAAAACCATTCGAGCCTTGGGTATAGAGCGGTCCGATGCAGTTACGATTCCAATTATAGCTTTGTCTGCAAATGCTTTTATAGATGATATTCAGGAATCCCTGGATGCAGGCATGAATGACCATATTTCCAAGCCGATTAACATGGAGGAATTAATCAATACTATCACTAAATACATTAAACACGATTAGGAAAACAAAGAAGTTAATTCTGATAAAAGTTTGCACTGATCTTGCACTGACTTTTCTCTTTCGATGTGATATTATTATACTTGCCAGAAAAGCAATGAGGGTCTACGGAGTTTTCCGTAGGCTCTTTTTTCTTGACCGGATGCCATTGTTACCGCCTGCCTGTCCCATGACAGAAACAGCCGTGTGGCAGCAGAGTGCATGATCAAAGGTAAGTAATCATCCGTATTATCAAAGTAAGCCGCCCACTTGGGCGGCTCAATTTATTTCTTGTATTTCGTTCGAGCTTCATCGGGCAAATCTTTTGACCACGGCAGGAGTTTATCCATCTCTTCAATCTCTGGGAACACTCCCATTTTACGAATCTCGTCTAATATATAGGTAAGATAATTATACGGTTTACTATCCGTTTAATACTGGGTTATAAGTGGATTTATATCTTTTTCAATTCTCTCATCCCCTGTAAAACCAGTAATCGTTATGGTTACTGGTTTTTTGTTATTTACGCGAACAACGAGCCCAATCCCGTTCTTGCACGAGACCTTGGCGACTGCCGCGCAAAAGATGTCGAAGAAATGAATGGTCACTTTTTAATGTTTAACAAGAATATTATCTCAATCAATGCGAATCCTTTTCTTCACCGCAAAAACCAACAACAAAATGGGTAACCAGAACATTAACCACTAAAAGTGATAGCATTATTCCTGCGATAATAAGAATCGGCCAACGGAATGTGAAATATGACAATTTATTTTCCATATAAATCTTTACCCCAACCAAAGCTGCCATTCCTACAGTAAATAACAATCCCACCACACACATAAAATAATAACTGCCTTCTCCAAAGAGCATTAATTTCATTTGCTTATCGGTCATTCCAATACTTTTCATTACGTCAAACTCTTTTCGTCGAGCGTACATCCCAGTGAATACAACGTTACAATAATTGGTCAATCCCGCAATGAATAATATAATACTTACAGCACCTAAGAGAATTCGATTTCCTCTCATATATGTTTCTTTTTGCTGCATCAGGTCTGATTTACAGATAACAAAAACTCCTGCTTCGCCGGTTCCTTCATCCATTGATACTTCTGTCATTTCGGATCGTTTTTTATTTTCCTCGGAGACCAGCTCGCTGATCTGTGTTTTCACATAAGGTTCTTTTTCCGGATTGGCAGTTAATTCCATTGTTAATATCTTTTTCTCAGTCGGTATCTTTTGAAAGCCTTTCTCACTGATAAAATAATATAAGCTGACTCCTCCATGCCAGGATTGATTTATTTCCGGGAAATCATCACTTTGCCTGTCTAAATAACCACATAGAGTAAATGTTTCAGATTCTTTTTGAGGGAATTCGTCTTCCTGTTGTTTCTCTTTATTCTCAGAATTACTTTGTTCTTTTCTAAGAATCGCATCTTCTCTTGAAAGCAAAGTTTTAAAGTATACCGGTTCGCCAATTGCTTCATCTGCAAGTTTTTGCTGTTCCGGGGTCAGCATATGATCATGTATGAGCAACACGCCATTTCCTTCTTCCAAAGATTTCAAATCAATATTGAGTTGATTATCCTGAACGTATTTCTCAAGCGACAAGATTTGATTGTCATTTAAAATCTGCACCGTATCCCAACTGAATCCTTCCACCATATTGTCATCTGTAAAATTCGAAAGCCCTTCGTCATAAGGACGGATGCCCTTTCTGGATATAACTGTAGTTACATAAGCTCCTTCGATCAGATTAGAATTCTCCCAATCGATACCATCTATCTTGTGTAATTTTTTCTCCAACTCTTGAGAGATTGGTGAAAATTCATCATAATCGTTATCATACAACAGTTCCACACCATCTCCCTGCGTCAGCAAAGGATCCACATCGATTTCTCTTGTTTTATATTCTTCCCCACACCCCTGACTTTTCCCGAATTCGCTAAACTCTCCTGCCAGCAAAAAATCAGGACGTTTCTCAAGAAGATGCTTATAATCACATCCATTTGTAAGTACATTCATTAGAATAAAGGATAGGACACCTAAAAATATAGAAAGACTTGTAATGATAAATCGTGCTTTCTGTCGTGTTATATTTCCCCATGCAATATAGAACATTTCTTCTATTTCAGAACGTCTGTGCACTATTTTCCCAGAGTGTTTTGTTTTTCTGGCAACTGTATTTTCGTTATAAGCAGCACTCTCAATACAAGACAGCTTCGTTATTTTTCTAATAACGCCTTCCGATGCTATCCACAAAATTCCATTTACAAATACAACAGAAAGCAAAAGAATCCACGGTCTGAAAAAGGAAAGTATTGTATTCCCTCCCATTTCCTGATAAAAATGGAAACCTAATAGTTCCGGTATTAATAAGACTAAAATCAGTGCAGAGATCAAACTTCCCAAGACAGAACCTTTTAACATGAGTGACCTCATTTGTTTCCGGTATATTTTTGTAATCTGTCTTTCTGTGGCTCCGATTGTATGGAGCAGTCCGAGATTTTGAACATCTTCGCTCATGGATATCCAAAGGACATTGCGTACAAGGAAATATATTCCACACAAAATTCCTATTGTTCCTAATATCACCATCTCATATCCACCTGCGAATTTAGAAACAGCAGTATATTGTGCTGTATCAGAAACGTATATCTTCTGATCTGCACTCTTCATCGGCAATGTCTGATATAATTTTTCCTCTGTTTTACTCCTGTTTAAATGATCACTCTGACTGAAAAGTAAAGTATAAGGACCCTTTTCCAGTTTCAACTCTTTAATTTTGTCATGTGAAATATATCCGATTGCTAATTCATTTCCAGAGTCTGTATACCAGCCACACAATTCGAATTTTTCTTTTGAATGTTCGAACACACCTTTGTATACATTTAAGTTTATTTCCATTCCCTGTTCCGGTTCAGAGATACCAAGTTTTTTCAATGCCCGCTCAGATAATAGAATTTCATCCTTTTTCTGTGGGTAGCTTCCAATCACATTGGTATATGCCGGTCTCAAAAAATTGTTCCAGCTTTCTGAGTCAGCCCAGACTATATCACATATCGTTTTTGCATTGTTCTCCGAAACTTCTGTAGCTTCACCTACAAAAATACTTTTTCCAACTTGTTTTATATAATTCAGTTGTTTTAATTTTGCATATTGTTCTTCTGTTCCATCTTCTATTCTCCCCGAAGAAGAAGTTCCATTTTCTCTGATTAATCTTATTTCTTCTGCCTGTATTTTTCCAAAGGAGATTCCGAATACCATGGTAATAGCAACAATGCCAATTACAATCGAGCAAAATAGAATCGTATTTCTCACCTTTTTTGTGCCTGCAAAATTTTTAGCCAGGAATCGGATTATGTCTTTATTGTTATTCGGAATGTTCTTGTGAAGCATAGTAATCCCTCCTAACAATCGTTACAATCTCTTGTATAGATTTTCCCATCAGACATACGTATTACTCTGTCTGCCATCTGTGCGACTTCTTCTTGATGCGTCACGATCAATGTCGTCTGATGAAATCTTGCAGCACAGGATTTTAGTAATCCTACGACTTCCATACTTGTAACAGAATCCAGATTTCCGGTCGGTAGGTTCAATTTAGTAGTATGAAAATCTCTGTTATTTTTTACGTATTTTACGTATATTTTTATTGACATTACGTAAAATACGTGTTATTATATACTTGTAAGGAGGAAACAATACAAATGAGATTTCGAGAAATTGAAAAAATAGTCCTCAATGACGGATGGGAGTTAGTAGATGTGAGAGGTTCACATCACCAATACAAACACCCAACCAAAACGGGAAAAGTTACAATCCCAAATCATCGAGGCGACATTCCTCAAAGGGTTGTCAACTCCATACTCAAACAGGCGGGTCTCAAATGAGACCTGCCACCCATTAAAGAAAGGAGCGTTATCATGAATTATATTTATCCTGCTGTTTTTTATCCGGAGGGCGACGGGAAATATTCAGTTATTTTCCCCGACCTCAATGATTTAGCAACTTACGGAGATAACCTTGCGGACGCTTTCGCAATGGCTCAAGAGGCTTGCGGTCAGTATTTATTCACATCCTTGCGTGATGGTGATGTTCTTCCCGCTCCGACCCCTCTTGATGCAGTTGAAAAGGACGAGGATGCAGCACTTGTCAATTTGATTTGTGTCAACCTCGACGAATACGCCCGTGCGTACAATGACAAAGCGGTCAAGAAAACTTTGAGTATTCCTGCATGGCTCAATACTGCATGTGAAAATTACGGTATCAACTATTCAAAAGTTTTGCAGGATGCGTTGATTGCCAAAATTCAAGCACGTTCATAAATCCATTATAGCACAAGGACGACACCCGTTTCCGGATGCCGTCCTCTTTTTTTGTCTGTATGCTCTTATAACTGTTCAAACTGTACATGCTCGGATTCTCCGGAGAGATAGAGGTCTCCGATTGTTCTGACCATCTTCTTTCCGTCCACAACATGAATCTCTTTCACATAATATGACTGTCCTCTGATGGCACGACCGCAGATATTCTCATTGCCCCACGCTGCGGAACGTCTGATATTGAGTGAGCCGTCGCAAATGACCGTCACTTTCATTTTTCCCTGCGGGATGATGACTTTGTCCTCCGGCTCGTCCTCTGCCTCCTGTGGCTCTGTATTTGCCCCATTCTCGCCCGTTTCCGGTTCAGACGGAGGATTTGTCGTCTCTGCATCGTTTGAGGCTGTTCCCCCGTCCTCTGCGTCCTCCTGCTGCCCTGCTGCATCCTCGTCACTCTCAAATGTTGTCATTTTCTCAACGGTTTCCGCATCGACTGTTCCGACCTTGTTTCCGTCCGCATCGTATGCGTTGACGCTACCGTCCGGATTCGTCTGCAATGCTCCATCCGGAACATTGTCTGTGAGTGAGCCGATGACGTTTCCGTTTTCATCCCACACAACAAGGCTCTCGTCCTTTGCTGCTGCTTTCATTGCTCCCTCGATGGTCTTGTACTCTTTGCAGTCCTCTTTCTTGAACTCTGTTCCTTTGCCTAAATAGTATAACATGATTATCCCTCCTATTTGCTCAAATACTTGCTTGACGCATATCCGACGATGTTCTTGTAAACCACATACAACCATTTCACACCGTTGCAATCGTTATAATATCCATAGCACTGGACTTTCTCGCCGTTTTTCATCACCGCAAGGATTGACTTTCCTGTTCCTGCTCCCGCACGGAGATTCAATCCGGATGCAGTCACCTTATAAGTTCCTGCAAGGCTCTTGTTGAACCCGTGTGCAACGTCGACCTTTGTATTGCTCTTGACTGGTGTTGTGTTGGATGCACCTGTTCCGGATGACTTCGCTCCGTCCGTGAGGTTCGTTGCAACGTGAGCATTGTCATTGAGGAGGATGTCTCCCTCAAGCAAATACGCATCCGATGTCAGATATTTGCTATCTGTCAACACCTCGAATCCTGCTGCCTTGAGACCCGCTCTCATGTTTCCGGTATAGAGATAAATGCTCACATTCTTCATTTTCTCATTTCCCAGTCTGTAACCTGCTCCCTTTACGATTGCAGCGACACCGGATGAACAATCTGCCTCACACGCAATCGTGATTTGTGCAGGGTCGTAATTCGATGCCTTGAGATGCTCCCAAAATGTGTATCTCTCTGACTGGTCATATCCGATTTTATTGTTGACTGCTGCTGCCTTTGCCATGCTCGCAATCATTTTTCTGACCTTTGCATCCGGATGACGGAGGACACATTTCCACGGTCTGTTATACCAATTTATAACCCTCCACTCTGTACCTGTCTGGTCTCCTGCTTTTCCTCCTCTGTATCTGTTATTTTCATCATGTCCGCAATTTGAAATCATTTGTTTTCCTCCTTGTCAAATTCTTCTGTGTTCCTGTCCGTCATGTCTCCCATGAGTGCCGGACAATGTTCCTCAAGTTCTGTGTACACAATCAACCCGCAAATCAGTAACGGAATACCGACCCATAAAATCGCACACCCCAATGAAAGAATGAACCATACTACCACCGACATTCTTTCCGCAAATTCGTCATCTGGATAATAATATTCGTCATAGTAAAGCTCCTGTTCCTTTTTGCTTGCCCTGTCGACCCAAATGTAAAACGCTGTCATCGCTAAAAATACGACGACCGCACCCACAACGTACACAATCCCGATTGTCCTTGCGTTTTGCATGAAAAAGTCTATGATTTTACTCATCGACCTCACCTGCCTCACCGCTCACAAGCGTCTGCATCGCTTTGTTGCTCTCAAGCATCTTTTTCATTCTCTCAAGTGCCTCGTCGACCATCATCGAAAAAGCCTCAAAAGAAATCACTCTCGCAAGCCACGCAAACCTTGTGACAAACATGTCATATACATAACGCAGCTTGATTTGACCTGTACCGCCTCCCAGTTCTTTTTCTGCCTTTGTGACTGCATAGAGCAGCCATTCTCTCACTTTGTTCAACTGCTTGTCTGACGGCATTTTCACGAAAACATATACTGCATATCCTCCCGCTGCACATACCGCAATCAGACCCACAATCACAAACCAATTCTCGACGATGTATTTCATCCTTGTACCTCCTCGTCATCCTGTTCCGGTTCGTCATTGTGTTGTATTTCTCCGTTTGACTTTGTTCCCTTGACCGTTTTCACGGACTTAATGAGTGCCATTGCACCGCCCTCAACTGAAAGAAATCTGAATACATTCTCAATCAGTGTCGACGGCTCTGAACCCATCCGTAAAAACACAAATATCATCACGACTGTAAAGATAAATGCTGCAAGAATCAAAGTGAATACAACACGTTTCATGAACAGACCGGACACCTTTTTGTCATGTCTCTCTTTTCGCTCTCTTATCCGATACATTCTTTTTAGATGCCGGATTCTGATGCGACGTTCCTGTTCTGTCATTCTCATGTATTGCCTCTTTTCTGTGAGGTTGATTCTTGCCCGTTTCCTGCCCTCCTGTTATCGGTCGGAATGCTGTTCTCCGTCCAGTCTCTTGTGATAACTCTTGAGTGACTGTTCCACAATGACAACACGCTCTCTCAATGTTTTCATCTCCTCACGGTTCTCTCTCGATTCCCGTTTGATGTCTTTGAGGTCGTCTGCAATGTTCTCAAGTTTCACCATCACCATCGTGTCGGTTGTTGCTCTCTGTTCCGCATCTTCCTGTGTGTCCTTTTTCTCATTTCTCTGCTTTGAGCAGATACCGAAAAAAATCGCAAACGCAACAGATACTCCGGAGAGCAACAGGGAAATCTCAATCGTCAACGGCGTTCTCCTTTCCGAACTCTGTCGCCTCGATGTCATCGGTGTCGCAGTATCTCCTCATGTGGTATTCAAGAACATCCATCTCCCTGTCTGTCTCCTCTACCTCCTGCCGAAGTTCTGCCTTGACCGTCTCCTCGATTTTCGACTGTTCAATGATTGTTTGCTGCTTTTTCACGATTGCGGATAGATTCTCCGTCACATCACACAATCGTGAGATTATTTCAAGCGGACTCATTCTGTATCACCGCCGGAGAATTTTTCTCCTGTGATATATTCATATTCATCCGCTGAAATACTGCCCTTTGCGACACGCTCGGAAATCTGTTCCTTTGTGAGAGTGCCTTTTTTGTACATTCTTTTGAGACTTTCAACAAGCATTTTCATACTAAATCAACCCCTCCTCGATTAACTGTGCGGTGTATTCGTCGATGACCGCATCTTTCTGAAACTGTGTTACTGATTCGACGATTCCGGATGTATTCTCCTCAACGACGGATTTCATGAGAGCCATGTTCTCATATTCCTCAACCGTCATTTCCTTTTCGTCGTACTGCCATTCGGTCACGGTCTGCATCTTTCCGTCTGCTCCCTCAACCTCTTTCTCCACCTGCTCGATGTTCTTACGCAGATAGACCGTTGACGGAGACGATGTCCTGTCGATTTCCTCCGGACGTTCCGGCTGTGTTCCTGTCACCTTTTTCCAGTCTGTCATGTTGCTCATTCTCCTTTCTGCTATGCTTTGAAACTATCCTCTTGAGTTTCTTGACATTGATTTTCGGTTTGATGTATTCAATGTAATAGTTGTATGTGTCCGTGTGTTTGAACAATCCCATATACGACAACATCACCGATGCGTTATACCATGAGATTTTATCCTGCTTTGAAATATGGTTTGCCTTGCGTCTCGCAGCCTCGATGTTTGATTTCCGGATGGTTGTCCGGTCATGGTGAAATTGAAATCCCATAAAATCAAGCATACGCCCCTTTGTGACCTGCTTTCTGTTCTCGTCAAGCACTGGTTTCCCGTCTTTCATCACCGGATATTCAAATCTAAACACCTGCCAGTCGCCTTTTATCTCAAGGTCAAGGTTGTCGTTCAGATATGTCTCGATTGCCCTGTGCATCTTATGCAGTTTCTTTTTGCTCTTACCCAGTATCACCATGTCATCCATGTATCGCATGTAATGTTCTGCATGGAGTTCCTCCTTGATGTAGTGGTCAAGTGCTTTCAAGTAAAAATTGCCGAACCATTGTGATGTAAAATATCCCAACGGAACGCCTTTTCGCATCTCCTCAATAATTATTTTCAGTTCCTCGAACATCGCTCCGGCGATGCCGATTTCCCTCAAGACCTCCAACGCTCCGGAGATGTCGTCAAATGCTATGCACCCGACAAGCGTTTTTGTCTGTTCTGCATCAATCTCAACACCTGCATCCGTCAAAATCTTTGCAACGAGTGCTATTTTGTCATGTTCAATCAGTATGCAGAGTAATCTATAAAACCGTTTATCCCGAATTACTGCTTTGAGTTTTCTCTTGAGGATTCTCCGGTTTATGGATTCAAAGAAATGGTGTACATCCATCTTGAGAACAAAGAACTTTTTCCCGTCGTATGAATCAAGCCATTTCCGCATGTACTTTTTTCCGTAATGAACACCCCTGTCCGGTATGCTCCCGCAGGAAAATTCATACAATCCATTCATCACAATCGGTTTGAACTGACCTATTGCACAATGATGAATAACCTGCTCATATTTGTAATGCGGTTTCAATATACGGCGTGTTTTCTTGCTGCTGCTCTCGTTGATGATGCTCGGTTTGTGATAGTCCGGAATGAACAACTCCTCTGTCAACATCTTTTTCAAGAGTTCTGTGTGTTCATCGAGATTCTCTAATACCTCCCGCACATCATTCCTGTTCTTTTTCTTTTTGGATGCATTTATAAAACGCTGTTTTATGTAGTCGTCTTGCAACATTGGTTCATATAGGTTGTTGTAACTTCTCATATAGTATTTTCTTATCTCCTATCGGTTTTTGTGCGGATGCTTACTCAACCGACCCTATATCCGGAATGATTTTCGCCTTGTGGCGTGGGATATAGGCTGCATTTGATTAAACGCTCCGATATGAGAAGAAATTGGACGCACCGATGTTCCAGTTCGCATTGCCCGCAGAATTGTTCAAATTCAAGTAATCCGCACCGCAATAATCGCCATTGTTACAGTTACCGCCGACAAGGGCGACCGCAGGGAGCAGGAACACCGCCCGACACCGCACCCTATATCCCTATATTCATTTTTCTAAAAACGACCACACCGCCTAACGGCGGGAATAGCGGAGGCGTTCCCCCTCCGTTCCTCCCCCTGCTGCTTACGCAGCGATAGGCTGTTCTAAGAAAACGGACGCACCGAGGGGCCAGTACGCACCGCCCGCAGAAAAGTTCAAATTCAAGTAATCCGCACCGCAAGAATCGCCATTGTTACAGTAACCGCCGACAAGGGCGACCGCAGTTATTCCGGCGTTCCACCAAAAATAGTCACATGTGTATGTGCTACTGCTGCCACCTGTTGAATCGACAATGCGTCCGAATCTGCTTGACTTCGTTCCTTTCTGCCAACCGCTGCCGGATGATGCGAATGTGATTCCGACCTTTTCAAAGTCCTTTCCGGTCAGATTGTATGGAGGTGTCATTTTCGCAAGAATTTCTCCTCCGACCATCAACAGACCGTTGATTCTATCCCAACGGTTGCCCCACCATTTTTCAATGTAGAACACTTTGACCTCATGGGTCGTGTCCTTATAACCGAAAAACTGTCCTTTGTTTGTCAATGTTCCGGTCGCAAGGTGTCCGTAGTTCTGTGATGCGTCGTTCACATATCCGGATGTCTGCCCCTGTCCGAACGCTGTCTGTGAATTGTCTGTCTTTGACATAATCTTGAGCATACAATCCAACAGGTTTCTTTTACTCCATGAGCCGATGTTCCAACCGTTGCCGTTCGCTTTTGCTCTTGTAATTTCTGTCGATGCGTTTGTATTGTACATGAGCGTCTGTCCTGCAAGAGAACGGATGCGTGTTCCGTCGTATGAACCGCCGAACATCGGATAATAAAGTTTATCCGCATGTGAGCCGTCCTCTCTTACATACGCATCGTCGTTGTACGATTCATCATACTGGACGTTTGAAATAATCATGTACTCATAGTTTCCGATTTCAAACTGTGAGAGCCAAATTTTGCCCTTGTCACCGCTGCCATCGAAAACACTCATTGCATTTCCTCCGTATGCCGTGTTTGCGACATCGGATGCCGTTGTTCCGTCCGCTTTCTTTGTGTGGTCGTTCGGGTCAAGTTTATAATCTTCTGTACCGTCATATCTGACCATTGCCGGATAGTTGTTCTTTACAAAAAAGACATCTCCCCAGTCTCCGAAATCAAATGCTCCGGTTGAATAGTTCATCGCAGCAGGTGTCATTCCCACCGCATCGAAAAGGTATGTGCAGCGTGTCGCCGGATTGCTGTCATTTTTATTGATTTTCAGTCCGTAACGCTTTACTCCCTTTACTCTTACATCCTCCCCGACTGCTGCCAGTATTGCGTTTGTATTCGCATAGGTGCGGTCGAGTGTTTCTTTGTCTGCTACTTTTACAATTACGTCTCCGCTTGCCATGTGTTAAGCCTCCCTTACAACAATATTTCCGTCGGTCATTCCAATCTCACACGCTTTCCCTGTGACAGAATCAATCACGACATTCATTCCGGCAGCTATGCCGTCACACGCCTTTGCTGCCTGTTCTGCTTTTCTCGCTGCTGATTCCGCTTTCTTGACCGCTGCATCCACTTTCGCCTCTGCCTCTGTCTGCGATTCTGCATCCCTTACCTGTGACGCTAAAATATAGCCATATCCCGCCAGTCTGTAATATTCTTTACCTTTTTTCGATGTCACCTTTGTCGTTTCGACCGTGACCTCCTCGCCATAAGATACCGAACCGCACACTCTCCCGCTTTCATCGGGTTCACTTCTGATTCTCAACACGCCTTTTGAAATCGGTGTTACTTTCTTGTAAGTCATGCTCAAGCCTCCCTTATCGTCAAAATCCCGTCCTCAATCGAGAGAACGCAGGTCTTTTTTGTTACTGTGTCAACCATAGTGTTGAGACCGTCCACAATGCCCTCACACGCCTTTGCTCCTGCGGTTGCGGATGCTGCTGCATCGCTTGCCGTCTTTGCTGCACTGTTCGCACTGTTGGTCGCCTCCGTCATGTTCTTGCTGAAATTGTTCACGGTGTTCATGTACCCCTGTGTCAATTCCAGTATTTCCTCATAACGTGCATTATTGACGATAATCGGCAAATCAAAGAATTTGTTTTTACCATCTCCCTGTCTGACTAAATAATGACCGGATGTGTCAATTTCAACTCCGACCTCTCTTTCCTTGAGAATCAGTGTGTCCTCAACCGCTTTCCAGTCTGCCGTTGTTCCGGTGCATGGTCTGATTGCTGCCATCTATTCAACCTCCTTTGCCCCGTGATTATGGAATATATCACACAATCACGTTTTTGTGTTCGTTTCGCCGTCTGTTTCCAGTATCATGGAATTATACTGCTAATTGTCGGGAGGTCGGCGTTCCTCCGTCGAAATCAACGCCCTCATTTGCCCGTCTGACCTGTGGCGTTGCTCCATCAATGAAAATCGGTGTCACGGTTCGCAGGTATGGTGTTTCACCGTCACAATCAAGATACATGCTCGAATATAAAGCCTCGGCACGGTTGAAATAGTCATGCACACTCTCAAGGATTTTCTCTGCGGATGCAAGCAGGGAATTTTGAATCGTGTCATCAATATCCTTTTTGTCCTGTTCAACCTGTTTCTTTGCCTCCTCGACTGCCGACTGCATCTGTGACACTTCCTGTCGAATCTGCGTCGCCGTGTTCAAAGTCGCCTCAAGCTGCTCTTGATTCTGTAACGCATCCTCTGCCCTGTCTGTGACCTCTTCGCAGTCCTTTGTCGCCTGTTTGGTCGCTGCGGTCGCATCCTCGGCGTTTTTGACTGCCTGTGATGTGTCCTGCTGCCTCTGTTTCTCCTGTTGGATGCGGGTGTTCTCATTTTCCTGTCGGCTCTTTTCCGCTGCTGCTCTTTCACTCTCTGCCTTTACCCTTGCATTTTCTGCCGTCACCCTTTCCGATTCTGCTTTCTTGACTGCTGCATCCGTGTTCTTAATGGTCTCAATATGCCCCTTGATTCTGTTCTCAAGGTCTGTGAACTCATTTGATGACAGGATTGCATTTTCATCCCTCTGTGACTTCTCAATCTCCATCGTGAACGATGCAGATGTGATAATCTGTGAATCATCACTTGTCCGGATTTCAATGTCACAATATGCCGTTCCGGAGGCTGCAAGTGCTTGATTTGTCAGTTCGACCGTCACATCCGAACCGGAATATGTACATGTGTTGTACACATGTTTCCCGTCCGGCTTTGCAATATTGATGACCGCTCTCGAACCTGTCGGAATTGTGTACGGTTCACCGTTATTGAGTAGTTTTGCAACGATGAATCGTGTTGCCTTGTCTCCCTGCTTTGCAGATACTAAATATCTTTTTGTGTCTCCGGACATCTCAAGATTGATGTTCGTCGTCAATTTCGTCAACGCTGCCATGCTCTCACCTCCTCTCGGCGTTTACTGCTTATTCTTCCGGATTCTCCGGATGTTCCTCCTCCGTCTGTTCTTCCGGTTCGGTTCTCAAGGTTCTCTTTGCTGCTTTTTTCGCCTTTTCAAGTTCCTCGTCTTTTTCTGCCATCATTGCATTTGTTGAGTTTATGAGTTCAATCTTTGCCTCACTTCTCACCTCTGCCAGTACAGAGGAAAGAACGCCGTCCATGATGCAGGGAGGCAACGCATGTTTTGTCTGTATTGCCTCCATAGCGTTGAGGATTTCTCCCTTTGCACATTCGATTCTTACTGCGATAGGTGTATTCACGATTATTCCTCCTTTGCTGCCTGCGTTGCTGCCTGTGCTGCAAGTAACATGTCAAGTTTCTTGTCGATGCTCTGCAAGAGTTCCGTGTTTGTTTCTTCTGCGGTTTCTCTTGTCACAACTTCTGCTGTCTCGTTTGGTCTTGATGTGCTTTCCGCATCATCCGGAAACTTGAACTCCGGCTCTGCTGCCTGTTTGATTTCCTCTGTTTGAATATTTTCGTCATTCATCTGCATTGTTTTTCCTCCTGTTTTATCCGTTACTCCACGCACCCGAAATCAAAATCCCATTCTTGAATGTCAATGTTGCTGTTGACCATTTTGACAATGTTCCATCGCTGTTCACTGCTAAAGGTTGCTTGAATGTCAATGTTCCATTGATTGCACCATCTTCAAAACTCACGTTTCTCAATTTATAATAGTGCATGTTAATGTCTGCCCCTGCATGTAGCATATTCGCCTCATAATTGTTGCACTGTTGTGTGCAGTACGCCCATTTCATCATGTATGAACTGCCGTTTGCACTTTCCTTGTTCGCCCATGACATATATGCTGTGTCATATTCTATATCAAACACAAGTCCTCTCTGACTGTCATTCCCTATCATGGTGTTTGTTCCGATTTTTCCGACATATTTTCCGTCACGATAGAAATGTTCACCGTTGTAATCGAATCGTGTTCTTTTTGTGTTGTCTGTGATAGTTCCTGTGTACATCGTGATTCCTGTCGAATCAAACTGCATGTACGAACTGCCGTTATTGAATGCAACTCGGACATTGTATGCGTTCTGTGTGATTAGCGTTCCGAAATCATCGGAGTTGACTTTTTTCTTTACCTCGGAGGTTATTTCCTCTGCGGTCACTTGAATCTTTGCATCCGCATACAATGAATACAGTCCTAATACCTCAATATCCGTGATATACACGGGTGCGTTCTGTGTGTATGCGTAAATGTAAATATATTTTGTTCCCTCTGATACCGTGATTTCACGTTCAATCGTCGTGAACTCTTTACTCTTTAGCATTCCGGAGGATGTCGTTGAATAACTTCCCAATGCCCCCACCTGCACCCTTGCCGTGCTTTCGTACCCTGCTGCTGTTGCTGCCTTATATCTCACACGATATGTTCCCGCAGGTATTTTCCCTAAATTCTGCCGTATATAGGAACTGCTTGAGGATGTTTTCAGTATTTTTGCAACCGTACCCAAACCGGACACATCCATCACGGCATTGTTCGTCTCATTACTGTTGTACCAATTATCATCAAGTCCGTTTGAAAAATCTCCATTCACAACATAGTTGTGCATTGAGTTTTCCTCAACATGTTTTACCTCTTGAGAAATCTCCTCTTTTGTGGCTTTTATCAAGGAATCCATCTGCACGGATGTATAATAATTTTTTAGAGTGTAGGCAACACCCGCCTCGACTGCCTCTTTCGATGCCGTGATTTTGGTTTCAATCTCCTCCGTGGTCAAATAGTTCTCAAGGACTTTCTTTGTTGCCCTGTTGGAGATTGAGATTGCCTCCTCGGTCGCTGCTGCTGTCTCCTCTTTCTGAATCTCTGCAAATGTCTTTCTCGCATTTGAAATCTCAACCGTATTCTTTTCCGATGTCTCCGGATATTCCGTGATTTTGACAATCCTCTGTTTTTCTTTCGTTCTGGTTTTCTTTGACACAAGTGTGACCGTGTCTCCGATTCCGTATGAAAGAATGTCTTTGTATTTTTCTGACGCTTTCGCAAGGTCGACCACCTCCGCAGTATATGCCTTGTATGGTCGTGACATTTCCTCAATTTTTGCCGTCGCATCCTCAATCAGACTTGTGGTGTTGGTGTATCGCTCATCTTTCCACACATACGCCTTGATTTTGGAACTATACTGAAAATTGTCGATGTAATCTTTTCCGGTCAACCATTCCGGCGTGATGCCGTCCTTGCCTATCGGATAGATTCTTGTATAAAAATCATAGGTGTCGGATTTCAAAGATATTTTCCGGAGGTTCAATCCCTCCATGAAATAACACCCTCTGTCACTTCCTATCCTGTCATAAATGTCGATTGTCTTTGTCAGTGAGCGAATGATGCACTCACAACGGTATGTCGTGAGGCACTTTTGCAGGACATCCCATGCCGTGACACTTTCCTGCTCGTCAATGGTTCTTTTCTTTGTGACTGTGCATGTTCCGACATGCCACCCCGTACCCTCGAACGCAAACTCAAGACACGCTTTGATTGTCTGTTCATCCGATTCAAACCCATACGGGAACGCCGTTCCCTCCAATTCCTCCACGTTGAGGACGGCGGTGTATTTGTTGAACTGTTCCCCTTTTTCGACTGCTTTGAGAACAAATTCGTCCGTTTTAGTGCGTATATAATATTCTTCTTTGAGCAGGTCAACCAACGCTCCCGATGCAGGATAGTCAAACGTCAATTCCTTATCTCCGGAATCCAGTGTCGTGGTGATTGCCCTATCCTTGAATCCGGACAGTGTTCCGATTCTTTTCTTTTTATCATCAAAAATCTGCAACGCTCTCACCTCCTAAATCCACATCGGAGTATATCTGACCGTCACTCTTGCCTTTGTGTTGGAGAATATGAGTGCCGTTTCTCCTGCCTTTAATACCGGAAATTCCCACAAATCCACCTTGTCAAATGCGTTCGCCCCGTCTATCGTCACAAGTCCGGTTTTTGCATCTATCACAACCGTTTTTCCTGCTGCAAGGCTCTCAACAATGATGTCCTCTCCCAGTCCGGTGATTGTGTAATTCGTCAAGGTGCTTTTTGCATATACCTCCACAACGCACGGAGTGTCTCTTGTACCCACTTTATAGAACGATGCGGAGGTTTTCCCGTCGAATGTGATTGAGAGGTCGTCATCGACGAAAAAGCCGTCAAATTCCACGTTTACGACGTACCTCTGTTTCACATTCTTTTTCTCATAGTCATTTGATGTGATGAACCCGATATATGTTCCTTTGTAGCCGTCAAGTTCCAACCTGCACGGCTTTGTGAAATTCATCATAAATTCTGATGCAGAACGGATGATGCTGTTCCTGTCCTTGCCCTTGAAATAGATTGACAGTTTCAAATGACCCATCTGAACATCTGTCTCAAGCTCTGTCGGGAGTGTTGCTCCCGACAACCATTCATAATTATTCATGATTGAGGGAGGCTGCACATCGGCGGTCAACTGTTTTGCGTTGTACGCTCTGATGTCTGTTCCGTTTATCTTCATCGCCTTGTTTTACCTCCCTTTCCTTTTGTCTGTGACCATCTGTGCATCAACCCTTGACACGGTTCTGCTTGCAACCTCGTCTCCGTCGATGTATGTGTGATTCGTCACATACACAATATTTGATTTTTGAACTGCATCCAGTTTCTTGTCGAGGATGTTGTTCAATTTGTTATAAAATTCTGCAAGTGGCAAGATTGCCTCGTCGCCTGCCTCGCCTCCTACCATGAGGCTGCTGCCGTTGATTCCGAACACAGTCGGATTTGTCATGATACCGCCGGATTTATACCACTGAATCGAGAATGACGGGAGTGAACCCTTTCCTCCGATTCCGTATGGTGCTTTCCCTCCGCTCACGCTAATATGAGGCAGGTTCAAGTGTGGCAATGACCATTTGAAATTGAACGCCGATTTGATTCTTGACAACGCACCTGTCACCGCTCCGTGTGCGGATTCCATCTTTGAGGAGAATGATGATTTGATGCTCTCCATCGCAGACGATGCGGTCGATTTCGCACTCGCTAATTTGCTTGAGAATGCCGATTTGATGCTGTCAAGTTTTCCACCTGTCAGAGTGTTCGCCGTACCCATGAGAGAGTTCATTGTGTCTTTTATGCCCGTAAACGTAGCAGACACAATTCCCTTGATTCCCCCGCCTTTTTCACTGTATGCGGATTTCATGTGGTCGAGTTTTGTTGACACATTGGACTTTGCTGTTTCCATGAGGGAGGTCGCTTTGTCCTTTATATTCGTGAAATCAGTCGACCATTTTGATTTTATCTCCGAAACTTTTGAGGAGAATCCGGATTTGATTTCCGTCAATTTATTCGTTGCATTATTTTTCCATTCCGTCATTTTTGTCGTGACGGTGGTTTTCATATTCTCCCAGCCTGTCGAGACATTGGACTTGATGTCTGAAACCTTTGTCGAAAAATTTGACTTGATTTCATTCAGTTTGTTCGATGCGTTGGTTTTCCATTCCGTCATTTTTGTCGTGACGGTAGTTTTCATATTTTCCCAACCATCGGAAACCTTTGTTTTGATTTCCGATGTCTTTTCAGAGAATTTTGATTTGATTTCAGAGAGTTTTCCTCCGGATAAATTATCAACGAATGTGAATCCTGCTGAATAATATCCTTTGATTCCCTCCCATCCGGCAGCGACAACGCCCTTGATACCGCCTCCGTTTTCTTCATAGGCGGTTTTCATGTTCCCCAGTTTTTCCTTTGCCGTTTCGGTCGCTGCCGACATGACATTATGAACTGTGTCCTTTACGCCGTTGAATACTTTCGAGGCTGCTTGTCCTATTGTGCTGTTTTTTATGCTGTCACCGATTTCCTTGACCTTATTTGTGACCGCCTCTTTCGCTTTCGTGAACGCTCCCGTGATGGTCTCTTTGATTGCATTGAATTTTTCCTTGATGTTGCCCCATAATTCGGACAGTTTTTCCTTGACCGTATCCCAGTTTTTGTATAAGGCGACACCTGCTGCAATCAGTCCGGCAATCAGTGTCACAATCAGAATAATCGGACACAAGTTCATGACTGCGTTCAATGCGGTCTGTGCTGCCGTCATTCCTCCGGTTGTTGCTGTGGCTGCTGTTGTGGCTGCCGTATGTGC